GTCTATTGGCAGGAATATTTGCTCTAGCTGGAGCAGGAATTGCAGCTATAGCTGTTGGAGCAGCAGCAATTGCTTTGATGGGAATTACTCTAATTCCTTTTGCTTTTGCAATAAACATGGCACTCAAAGAAATTTCAGATTTTAACACTTTAATTGCTTTTGCTACTATGTTGGGGTTAATAGGAGCTACATTTGCTATTATTGGACTTGCTTCTCCACTTATCATTCCCGGAGCAATCGCTGTTGGAGCAATGGGACTTGCATTGATTCCTTTTGCGAGGGCTATGGAAATAATTTCTGGTATATCTTTTGATATAGAAAAAATAAAAGTTTTGGATGAAGCTATTAGAATTATGGCTTGGAGAGCTGTCAAAGAAGCTCCCTTATCACCTCTGGTGTTGGTGGGTTCTGTTGCTATTGGAGCATTGGGACTTGCATTGATACCCTTTGCAAAGGCTATGGAAATACTTTCTAGAACTTCCTTCAACATCGAACAAATAAAACTTCTTGATGAAGCAATTCGAATTATGGCTTGGAGAGCTGTAAAAGAAGCTCCTCTTAGCGGTTTACTTGCAATTGGTTCTCTTGCCATATCACTTTTAGGAAAGGCTTTGATGCCTTTTGCTAAATTTATGGAAACATTATCCAATTCAAATATAAATCCTCAACAAATGTTGGCCTTCTCACATGCTGTGTCTACATTGACCGACACAGCAGTTTTTGCTGGTTTGCTTGCTCCTCTTATAATATTGGGAGGCATTGCGTTGGGGTATTTGGCAAAATCATTATTACCTTTAGCAAAAACCATGCAAAACTTGATTGGAATTGACTCCAATGTTATGTTATCATTTGCGTATGCAGTTAAAACACTTACATCGACAGCAATATATGCAGGTATATTTTTTCCATTCATATATTTGGGCTCTAAAATATTGCCTATTTTAGCTCTGAGTATGATGAGTTTTTCAAATATGATGAATTCCATCAAGGATGTTCCATATGAAAATATGATTGCCTTTGCTAATTCAGTGCGGAGTTTGATGGCGACTTCGGTTCAAGCTGGTCTAATGTTTCCACTAATCGCTTTGGGTTCTCTTGCTCTGGGAATACTAGGAAATTCACTTCAAGGTTTTGGAGAATCTTTTGCTAATATTCGAGGATTGAAAAAAGAAGATATTGATTCATTTGAATATGGAATTAGAAAGATGATGGATTTGGTTTCGGGCATTGGAGTAATAGAAGGAATTAAATTCATAGCTAAAGTCAAATTATTATCCGGTAGTCTTGAACAAGTTGGTCAATCGCTCAAACCTCTTTCCAAAGTATTTTTCAACATGAAAGGATTTGATCCAGATATATTGTGGGATATCGCAGATTCTATGGATTATTTCATAAGTTCCATGATAAATCTTAAAGTGACCGATCCAGAAATATTTATTGATGTATTCGGAAAAATAATGTCTATAGATGGTGATTTGCAAATATTTTCAGAAATACTATCTTTCTTTGCCGATAGTATGGAAAAAACCAATAAGGAAACAAATATTTTCCTTTCTTCGTTGGAAAGAATGGCATTTCTTGCTGAACCCTTGAATAAATTATCGGAAGCTCTTTATAGTCTCTCTGGTGCAATTGTATTGATGGGAGATTCCTTATCTTCATTGAGTGATGAAGAAATGTTGAGAATCATAAGAGTTGCTTCGGTTGTTGGAGCAGAAAAACGAGTGAGTTCAGTAGCTGGAATCGGAAACCAAGGTAGAAACATAGCAAATGGAATTAGAAAAGAAGGAAACATCAGTGAATTGGGAAGAAGTGGAACAGCTATAAATGGAAGAAAACCCAAAATAAAAGAAAATGGTGCTTTTTCTAGATATCAAGAAAGTGCCAATCATGTTGTAGAGATGCTATCTAGAGATGGAATTGATGTTTCGGTGAGTAAAGTGGAATCCGTAAACACGAAAGCAAATATACCTGTATCAGCTGTAATTGACGGAAAAACAATAGATTTGACAAGATTCCACAATGAAAAAGAAAAAGAAAACATAATGGTAGCAACTAAGATGGCAGCTAGAATGAGAGGAGATTCATATTCGGAATCGCCAGATAAAAAGATTAGTAATATCGGTGCTTATGGGTCTGCTATTTCCGAATCCCCACGAACTGAAGTGTCACAGAAAAGGGGTGAAGTTACTTTAGACACAATTGCTATTAGAGATAGTCAGTTATCTGAAGCTCAGAAAACAAATGAAACATTAAATATTTTGGTCGAGAAAAATGAAGAAATGATTAGAGTTTTAGGTGGAGAAAAAACTCGCGGAGAACTTCTTGAAGGCACTAGAAAAGAAAAAATTGAATCAGCCGATGAAATGGATTCTATAGAAAAAACAATCCAGAAAAAAGAAAAAGAAGAAAAATCTTGGTGGGAAAGTTGGTTTGGTTCTGATGATGAAGAGGAAGAACAGATAGTCAAGGAACCTAAGAAAAATAATCGCGGCTCACCTTCCTCCATTAGACCATCTTCATCTATTATGACAACTAACACGGATAATACTATATTGAGTGAAATAAAGAGTGTATTGATGCAGACTAAAGAATTGCATGAGCAATTCTATGAAAGTAAATCTAACGCATCAACTTCCCCTGTAGTTATGCAAAATAACACTAATATTTCCAATAGAACCACACAGCAAAGCTCTGTTTCCAGACCTTTGCGCCCAGTAGATCCTATGGCAAGTAGGTTAAGATATAAAAATAATATATAAAAAAACACTCTCCGAAGAGAGTGTTTTCCCGAGTTCTTGAGAAGTATCAAAAATCAATCATCATCAACAAGTTTCTCAAAGTAACTCATAGCATCGTCGTCTTCATCATTACCATTTGATGGTTCGAAGACTTCCTTCTTTGCCTTTGACGAAGAAGCTGCAACAGCAGCATAATCATCCTCTTCAGTGATGGAACTCTTTCCACCACTCAACGAACCACTGATAACCCGCTGAAACTTCTCAGAGAGTTCTTCGTGACTCTTGAACTGTGATGGTTCAATGAATTCCTTGAGTGAATACTGTGAATTCCAAAGCTTCTCCAAACTCTTGTCGTCACCGTCAAGAAGTTCTGAAGGACTGTCAAACTCCGACTTGTCGTAGTTCACATACCCCTGAACAGTGCGAATCTTGAGTTTGAAGTTTGCTCCACTCCAGTAATCAAAAGGATTCATTGGAGATTCGTCCTCAAATTGAGGCTTCATGACTTCACTGATCTTGTCAAAGATCTTCTTTCCATACTTGTAAAGGAAAACCTTTCCTTCATTCTGTGGATTTGTTGGATCGGATACAACATAGATGTTGGAAATATAACTCAACTTTCGCTTTCGCTGACGAGCAATTTCCTTGTCCGATTCAACTCCACTGTTCCACAACTCGTTGTTTCCTTCACAAACAGGACAGGGAAGACCCAAAGTTGTTGGACAATTCTCAATGAACCATCCACCCTTTCCCTGAAATCCGTGACTGAACATTCGTGCCCAAGGCACATCTTCGTTTTGTGGTGGTGGTAGAAAACGAATTACAGCATATCCGTTTCCACTCTTGTCTCGTTCTGCGGTCCAGAATCGGTCATCCTTGTAGGATTCTGATCCCTTGCTGATCTTGTCGATCTCTTTTGATAGAGTATCAATATTTGCCTGCGACTTTTTCTTCAACTGATTAAATGTACTCATTGTATCTCCTTGTGTGCGTTGTGTGCGATGTATACGAAGTATTATAGTATATCTCTGTTTGTAACATTGTCAACCACAATTTTTGACATTTTCTTTTTTCGTTCCCTACTCATACTTAGAAACTTTTCATATTTAGCATATCTGTTGCCAATCTCAGACCAAACTGGATCCATAGACAATACATCATTCCACCTCGGCATGAAACTGACCAACATGTTTAGAATACAAAAGGTTTCTGGTGACACCTCCTTTCTCATTAAAAATTTCAAAAGCCATGGATGATTTCCGTCTTTTTCACAGAGAAAAAGACTATCAAATTTCAAGTTGTTCTCCTCAAGAAAATCAAATAGAACATCACAATCTTGACGGAAAACATATTCAATGCTCTCGTTTCTCTTCTTCCAGTCAATATGGTTTTCCTCTGCTTCGGATGAGAAGAAATCCTTGACCCAAAAATTGTTGTCTTGAATGAGGTTTGCTATGAGTATTTCCACAAGTTCTTTTTGCTTGTGTTTCTTAGCAATCTTCTCAAAGAAGATTCTATCCGAGCGGGACATATAGGTGCTTTGCTTTATCTTCTTCTTTCCATATTTGAAGAAGTCGTAGCTCTTTGTGTTGAAGTGGCTCTTCAGTGATATGTATATGCAGTAAGCATCATATCCAGAGGATTTTTCATTTCTTTCCATCACCAACATTCATCTCACCTCATTTGAAAGGAAGTCGTTTTTGCTTTTTGTCTTTTGGTATGAGATTGAGGTCTTGTCCCTCCATCTTTAATTTTGCTTTCATGCTCTTCGGAATAAGTTTACCTACACTCGCTGGATCAACTCCGAATTTTTCGCAAACGTCTATGACAGCATCTATGTAAGTCACATCCTTTTTCTTGGCTATTTTTTCAACTTCTTCCGCAAATCTTTTCTGAAGTTCAAGAATTGATCCCATTCAACACTCCTCGCTTTTCAAGCTCTTCCTTCGTTTCTCTGAGTATTTCATGTGAAGAGAACAGATCTTCATCCTTTAAAATATCATTCCAATAATTTTGAATGGTTGTCTTTAGAGAGGGAACATAATCACGACAGTCCTTTACGAAAGCCTGTGTCGTTCCGTCATCGCAAGAAACCAAAACTACGATTTGATCTATCCTTTCACCTGTTCGTTCTTTCCACATTATACTGTAACAAGTTGCTTGTTCAAAGTAATTCTTTATCCATGAAGACTTCTTTGGTTTGGTTGAACCCTTGAAGTCAATGACAGAAAGAGTTCCATCATACTCTGCAATGCAATCAACCCTTCCTGCTAGACCCAGAATATCAGACCAAAGTGGAACTTCAAGAGCTCTAACATTGTCAATTTTGTCCAGCTCATCCTTTAGTTGAACAAAGTGTCTCTTCTCTGAAAGAGAAAGAGCATCAACAAATTCATTGTCGTTGTTCAAATAGTGTTCAATGGTGTCGTGGAGTGTATTCCCTCTTTGCTGACAGTATTGAAGAGTCTTCATGTTTTCTGGATTCTTTCTCCAGTTATCAAAAAACGCCTTCTTTGCGTGTCCTGTAACAGTAGTCACAGAGGGATACCATTTGCCCTTCTTTGTGGGGGATTCATAGAAACGACCATGAGAAGTTTCCATAACTTCCATGTCTCTGTGTTCTAGATTTACCTCTACATGATTGAAAGGCATTAATAGTCCCTTATTGTGTTTTTTGGGTGGTGTTGTTTGATTTTTGAAATAACTTCACGGAACCCACCATCGGGTCTTTTCAAACCCATCTTATGAGGTTCACTCATTATAGGAGCTCCAATGACTCTAGTCACGGATTTTTCTTTGCATTCTGGACAAGGGGTTTTACAAGGTTTGTCGCGGTTTTTGTAGAGAACAATCTCGTCCCAAGAATGTTCACATTTGGTGCATTTGTAATCGTATAAAGGCATAGTGTCCTCACGGATTATTTATAAGGTTTTTGGTGGAATTTTGTTCAAAAAATTTAGAAAACCAGGCAGGCGTTTTTGAGTTTTTCCACTTTGCAATACTATTTTTTTCGTAAATATAGTAATTGCGGTATGCTAAAACAACATTTCTGTTCTTATACTCTTCCGGCATAGCTTGTGCAAACGTAGTAACAGTTGTTTCTTGTGGTATGTTGTTTGGTGGGTTTATTTCACACCACCGGATAACTTTTTCACAAGCATGAGTTTTTCCATATCTCCTTGTGTATTCCTTACACAACTCCATTCCATGAATACAAAGCCAAAGATAATTTCCCAATGTCTTTCTTGCCCAAACAGTGCATGGATGATTCACCATAGTTGACTTGTAGAGAATATTTTCTCTTTCGTCTTCAAGAATATATGT